AAGAGGTATCTATTATAATCCAACACTTACAAGTTTAGTAAATACTACACATATTGCTTTAGAAACAGTAACTGGTAACGTTTTATTAGGAACAACTAGTGGAAACGTAAGTATTGGTACAAGTAGCCCTACAGCAAGTGCATTAAACGTTGAAGTACCTATTAGTAGTAGTGCTATTAGTGATAGGATAAATTTATATTTATCATCAAGTAGTACAAGTGCTGGTATAAAATTGGCTGCTAGTAATGGGGGTAGTTGGATTCAATCTACACAAGGAGCAAATGGTAATACTGCATATCAGTTAAATCTAAACCCTTTTGGAAATAGTGTAAATATAGGAACTACATCAAACCTAGCCGCTTCTTTAGGCATCAAAGGCAGTGGCTCAACATCCGCCACCACATCGCTTTTGGTGCAGAATAGTTTGTCAAGAACAATGCTTCAAGTTATTGACGATGGTCGTACTATTGTAAATGGTGATTTTTATGTTACAAGTCCTTCTTTTACGGGGCAATTATCTATTCAATGTATAGGTAATAGTCAACAAAGAATTCAAGGTGCGTATGGTGAAAACATAACATTTGGTACAGGTGGAAATACTATGAGTCTAAATGCAACAGAAGTATATGTTTCAAATAGTTTTTATGGACCTGCTCACGGACTTACCACAGGAGGTCTTTGTTTGGGTGCTACAAGTGGTCCTGTTGCATCTGCTCAACTTGAGATGAGAAGTACAACAAAAGGTTTCCTACCTCCAAGAATGCTTCAAACAGAAAGAACAGCTATAACTTCCCCTGCGATTGGCCTTATGGTGTATCAAACTGATATGGTAGAGGGACTTTACATTTACAAATCAACTGGTTGGACTTTTATAATCTAAAGACTATTCCCTTGATTTAAATTTAAAATAAACTATTTTTGTAAACATACTGTGAAAACTTCCTTCCTACTTTACTCTACGACAACTATCCTAGCTTTCTTAGGAACTTACTTCCTTAATCTAGGAGCAGATAATATAGAACAGTACTTAGCGGTAGTTGCTGTTATTTTTATAGATGGCTTCTTTGGAGTATGGGCAGGAACTAAAAAGGTTGGTTTTCAGACTAGAAAAGCACTTAAGGTACTTCAGACTTTGTTTGCTTGGGTACTTATACTTACGGGTGTCTTGATGATTGAGAAGGGGTTTGAAGGCACTTTTTGGCTAAGCGAAACTTTATGTGCCCCTTTTATTGTTTTTCAGTTGATAAGTGCGCTTAAGAATGCTCACACAGTAGGAATCATAGACAACAGTGTACTCTCTCAGATCTTAGAGAAGATAGATAAACACAAGTTCAACCACAACAACGAAAAATAAATTAACTTAAATTAACTTAAATTAACTTAAATTAAACCTAAATGAAAAATACAGATCTATACCTTAAGCCAGGAACATACATAAAAGCCTCTACTACAACAGGAGATGTTAGTGGAATCTCTTTAGAGAACTTTGTAGTAAGTGTCTTAAACAACCCTACATGTTGTCCTAAGTTATTTTTAGCAACAGGAGTCTTACAACTCCAAAACGGAATTGCACTTAGCTCTACACCTGCTTTAGTAACTGATCAAAATAATACAATTTCTCCCTTACGTCTATCCACAACAGATGTAAATAATAGAGGAGGAGGATCTATTGCATCTAATACAGCTTTTGGTTCTAATGCTCTAGGTCTTAATACTACAGGAGCTAATAATACAGCCTTTGGTCTTGCTGCTAGTTATAATAATTCAACTGGCAGTAATAATACTGCTGTTGGTTATTTAGCTTTAGCATTAAATGCTAATTCCAACAACACAGCTATTGGGTATCGTGCTTTAACAGCAAATATAAGCGGAAGTGCAAACGTTGCAGTAGGGGTTGATGCTTTGTTAAGTAATACGACAGGTATAAACAACGTTGCTGTAGGTGGTTTGGCATTAAATAGCAATACTGCGTCAAATAACGTTGCTGTAGGTTACGAAGCAGGTGCATTAAATACTACTGGGGCAAACTTGACTGCGATAGGTTATTTATCATTAAGAGAAAACACTACAGGGGCAAGTAATACTGCTCTTGGTACTATTGCTTTAAGATTTAACACTACAGGAGGTAGTAATACTGCCCTTGGCGTTAGTGCGATGCAGAATAACACTACAGGAGGTAGCAATACTGCAGTTGGACATCGTGCATTAAGGAGTAATCTTACAGGTTCAAATAATGAGGCATTTGGTTTGAATTCTTTATTCTTGAATACATCGGGTGTTGCAAATAGTGCTTTTGGAACTTCTGCGTTAAGTGCCAATCTTACAGGAAATTACAATGTTGCATTTGGAGGTCAATCATTGTATTTTAATAGTGCAGGTAATAACAACGCTGCCGTAGGTTATAATGCCTTATTCAACAACACCGCCTCAAACAATACCGCAGTAGGTTACGAGGCAGGGTATGCTAATACGAGTGGTCAAGTTACTGCTTTAGGTTATCAAGCAGGGTATAGTAATACAAGTGGGACGTTAAATACTTTGTTAGGTCATACTGCAGGGTATTCTCAAACTACCGCTGTTGGAACTACCGCTGTTGGACATCGTTCTCTTTTTACAAATACTACGGGTACAGAAAACACAGCAGTAGGTGAGTATGCTATGCAATCCAATGCTACAGGTAATCAAAACGTATCTATAGGTGCTCAATCACTTTTTGTAAATAGTGCAGGTTCTGACAATACCGCCATAGGATTTAGAGCATTACAAAATTCATTGGTAAACAACAACGTTGCTATAGGTACAGATGCTTTACAAAATACAAGTACAGGTGGTGGAAACGTTGCAGTAGGTAGATTGTCGGGTAGTGCAAATACTACAGGTGCTAATAATACGATTGTTGGAGATAATACTCAAACGGGAAATTTTAGTGGTAGCGTTATTTTGGGTTCACAAGCAATAGCAACGGCAGCAAACCAATTTGTAGTAGGTAGTGCAACAGTAAACGCAGGTGCAGTAGACACAGCAGTAGTAGCTCCTACTAAGCGTTGGAAAGTAAAGATTAACGGAGTAGATTATTATATTGCTTTAGAGCCAGCTTAATAAATAAAACATAAAAAATAAAAAATAAATACAATTATGACAACTTACAATTGGACAATCACTAACCTCTACACCAAGACTGTAGAAGGTTTGGAAGACTACGTAGTAACTGCTATGTTTGAAGTAGAAGGCGTAGATGGAGAATTTACTAACACCGTAAACGGAAGTCAAATGTTTACCGTAAAAGAAGGAGCTGATTTTATTCCTTATGCTAACTTGACTGAAGAGGTTGTAGTAGAGTGGATTAAAGAAGAGTTGGGTGAGAATGGTTTGCTTTCTATTACTGCTTGCATTGATGGACAGATTGAGTCTCAAAAGAACCCTCCTGTAGTTCCTGTAATCACACCTTTGCCTTGGGCTTAAACTAATTAAGGGGGTTAATAGCCCCCTTTTTTCTTATGAAAAACCTATCCATTAAACTTAACTTTATCTTCTTCTTTGCTATTGTCTACCTTTTATACAGGTATGAGTACGTACAAGAACAAGACACCAATCAAGTAATCTCTTTTATAGATTCTATTGATAAAGCAAACGATACTTACTTTGAGAAGATAGACTCTTTAGAGCATATCAAACACGAAGAGTATAGAACTTACGAAAAAATCACCTTAAAGTATGACACCATTCAAATCGCTATTGACACTATGCCTGACATTGACGGCACAAAGTATCTACTCACAATCTCTAGACAGCTTACCGCTAAAGGAATTGAATAACGAGTTCCTTAAGGGAATTCAAGCACGTGAGAAGGTAGTAAGTCTTAAAAAGATAGTTAAGACTGACAGTGTACAGTTATCTTTATATAAAGATTCTATTATTCCTAACTTTAGATTAGCTCTAGATACCGCTAAAGTAGAGATAGTTCGCTTAGATACTAAAGTTAGATCTCAGTCAGAAACTATTAAAACACTTAAAAATATTTTGAACGGTGGATTAATTGTTATAGCTTTGTTAACCATAGGGTATATACTCTAAAACCTATGATCCCAATCTCTAAACAGATTGTTCAATACTACATTGACAATCCAAATACAACCGAGACAGCTGTTGAAGTTGC